CTTTGGTATAGGCATTTCTCGGTACATGATTTTCCCCACTACGGTGCAAATGGTGTACTAAGTGCGTCATGTTATATACCGAGATTCTGTTTTATATGACGACAAGTAATAATACTAATGTTACATTACGGATATGTCACGTTATATTTAGTCCGGCTTCCTGCCGGGGTGGCTGTCCGTTGTAACGCTGATACAGTCAACTACAATTATATTGTATCACATATGCCGCGGGATACAATGCCGATTTTGAGAATTTTTCAAAAATTTTTGTAAATGACGCGTTACGGGTATTGACAAAGTGCGGAAAACCGGTTATAATGTGGGCGTAGTCCAGCAAAACAAACACAAAACACAAAACAAAGGAGAAAAAACACAATGAAAAAAGAAAACATTTTGACTTATCGGGACGTTGAAACTATTTTAACGGCTTTAGCGCAGAGGGCAATGGATGAAAGGGAACGGGCGGAAAAAGCTGAAAACGATGGGGACAACGATACGGCGGCGTACCACAATCAACAGGCGGCAGAGTGTAGCCGGGTAATTTCAAGGTTACGCGATTTCATATTTTGAAAGCCGAAACGCCCGTTTTTCGGGCGTCCGCGTCGAGTGGCCGCGACGCGCTGACGAGGCAGGCCGGAAAACAATACAATAAGGAGAAACGAACATGACATATTTTAACAAGTGCGAAAATCTGGACGAACTCCGCGCGGAGTATCGCCGTTTGATCAAGCTGCATCATCCCGACGTTGGCGGGAACGCCGAAACGATGAAAGCAATCAACAATGAATATGATTTGCGCTTTGACGAACTCAAGCGAGGAACGCCGCACGCGGGTGAAACCCCGGACGCATACCGCGCAGCCGTGGAGAGCCTTCTGCACCTGCAGGGAATTATCATAGAGCTTTGCGGGTGTTGGCTGTGGGTAACGGGCAACACGTACCCGCATCGCGCGACACTCCGCGCCGCTGGATTCTGCTTTGCATCGCGGAAAAAGGCGTGGTATTGGCACCCGGCAGACGCTGCGCCCATTGGCAACGGGAAAAAAACTCTTGACCAAATCCGCAGCAAGTACGGCGCGGAACTTCTTACGGGCGCAGGCCGCGCCGCTCTGACAGCATGAGCCGCCCACAAGAACACCGGGTGACGTGGTACGCCACGCACCCGGACGAACTCCACGATCTTGACGCGCTGCAATATGCGGAGCGGGCTGCGCGGTACGCTATCGCGCAGGCCGAAAGCCTAGCAGCCGACGCGCGGGGCTATCTAGCACAATTGTATACCCGTGCGCAACAGATACTTGTATCGGATTATCAAGAGGAACTATATTTTACACGGGAGCCACGTTACAACGGCATCTATTACGTTATGGAGCTGCGGCGGGTGTACTCAGATAAGAGCATCAAGCCGCTTGTATTATCCCGCCAACAGTGGGGCGGGAAAGAACGGTGGAAAGCTCTAGCAGCTCTAAAAGAATTCCAGAAGTGTCGACCCTTGACGCCCTGTCATATTGATGTGACTCCGAAATCGTGGGAAAAAAGATGATAAATTTTTGTCAATGACGTGTTACAGTCATTGACAAACTGAAAAACATGTGATAGAATAAAGAAAAACAAAAACGAAAGGAATAAGAGAAATGAAAACCTATTTTATTGGCTATCAGGAACCCGTGAAATACGAATGGGTTGTAGAGTTTGAGACAGACAGCTTAAAAGCGGCGAAAGCGTGGGCAACACGTAACCGCTATTATCTCGGACGGCTGAGAGTCCCGGATATTTACATTCGGTTACTTGACGGCCGCGTGGAGCTTGCTGCGGTCGGTGAGTATAACCGCCAGACGGGCCGGACGAAATGGACGGACGTCTATTGAAGAAAAAGGAGAGAACCGAAATGCAAAAGACGACGAATAAAGCCCCGTGGGTAAAGTGCACTTACCGCGCCGAGAATGGGATCGTCAATGGGTACGGCGTTAGCGTCGACCTTGGAGACGGAAATATGCCGTGGCCGGTTGGGTGTCACAAGGTGCGCGGGAAGTGGTATTTGAATGATATGATAACTGGCTTTTGGCTATGTGGTTACAAGCGGATGCCAAATGTGGGAGAGATCATTCAGGCTATGCCTATCTTTATTAAGCACGCTGAAGCTATGTGCCACTCGGAAGAATTGGACGAAACGCGCATATTTTGTAGTCTGGAAATTACGGCATACAAAACGCTTGCGGGATTTTATCCGCGAGTAGTTGATGTGAGAGTACGCGAATTATACAGGTTACATTATTCTGAAAAAGTGTTTAAATGTATGCGCTTGCGGATGGGCTGGCATGCTAAGGAGAACTGAAAAAATGAAATTTTATCTTTATATTGAGCGGAGAATCGGTGAATTCCCGCATGAGGAAATCTTTCCGCTAAAGGCGGAAACGCCGTTTAATGCCCTGTTAGAAGCAGACAGGCATTATGACAAGGACGTGGTTTTCATTCTGAAGATATATGAACATGTTGTTTCATCTGTCGATGGGAATGTACAAACGGACTTGTACATGCCTCGTCTTGAAAAGCGTTGCGAACAGTGGTCACGTTATTCTGAAGAATACAGCAAACACAATGTCGTATGTTGCCGGAGGGCGGTTAAATGAACGTTATTTTATGGGCCGTTGTAGGCCTTGCAGGTATCGGACTGTTGACCGCGATATCTGAAGTATTCAGCAATTATGCCCCGACTTTAGGGGTCATGCTGTTCTTTGACACCTTAAAGCAGGTGTTAGTGCAAATCCTGATCATTGGCTGTGCCGCGACATTTTTCGCCGCCCTGCTAATCGGTATGATGGAAAGGGGCGGCGCATAATGGCTCGTAAACCCTCGATCACGCGCACGATCACCACGGAAGACGTGACGATCAGTGCAGCAAATGAACAAAGCGGTCGGGTGCAAGCCCTGACCGTGACAATCCCGTCCGGCAGCAAAACGGACCTTGAGCGCCTGCGCGTGATTCGTCCGCAGCTACCGCCGCACATTCAACCGCTGCGCGTCGTGAAAGTTGCGTCGCCGGAGACGCATATATACCGGATGACCATCCCGGAATTTGTCGCGCACGCTGCGATTTATGATTGCCGTGACGGCATTAAAACTAAGAAGGTGGGTGATAATGGTGATACCATTTCCGAATAAAAAATATAGCATTATATACGCAGATCCGCCGTGGAGCTATAAAGATAAGGGTTGTTCGGGTAGTGCCGAAAGTCATTATAGCACGATGAAGCTTGAAGATATTTGTAATTTGCCAGTGCAGGATCTAGCTAGTGATAATTGCGTCCTTTTCCTTTGGACAACTTACCCTATGCTAAAAGAAGGGTTGAAAGTAATTGAGGCGTGGGGGTTTAAGTATAAAACTATCGGTTTTCAATGGGTAAAACAAAATCGAAAAGGTGTGGGTTACTTTTTTGGCCTTGGTAGTTGGACTAGGGGCAACACTGAGCCGTGCTTGATCGGCGTAAAAGGTAAGCCGCACCGAGTGAATAGTGCCGTGAGTCAACTTATTTTTGCCCCGATTCGTGATCATTCACGAAAACCGGACATAGTACGCGATAAAATTTTGGAGCTTATGGGTTCGGATAACGCCTGTATCGAACTTTTTGCTAGAACGACGGTAGCAGGATGGGACGTGTGGGGGGATGCAGTAACAGAACCTTAAACAAGTTGTAAATGGGGTCAGACCCCTTTACATAAATAACAGAGCGGCCGACTCATAAAACACAGGCAGAAAGGAAAAACATTATGGCGAATCAGAATTACTACTGCAAGATCCTCGAATCTAATGGCGAATTTGACGCCTACGAGCGCGTCATGTGCAAGGATTTGGGGGATGCGATTCCCCTTGACGTGGCAACGGCGCAGGAGCCTGTCGTGATCGAGTACGCAAAGCACTTGATCCTCGGCATCCACAATGAAAAGTCAGGGGACAAGGACTATGAAAAATGCGTTGTGATCGATCCGGAGGGCCGCAAGTTCGTTTGTGGCGGCGCGACGTTCCGCCGCGAGCTGGAGAACATCGTTGCCGAGCTGAGCGATGCCGGGATTATCAGCGGCTTCAACATCAAGGTCTACAGAAAGGCCAGTAACAATTACAAGGGCAAGGATTTCATCACTTGCTCTCTGACCCGCGAAAAGCCCACTTTCTCGACCGCCCCGGGCGATTGCGTCCCGTGTATCGACTCTGACGCACAGTAAATCCACAAGGCCCGGTGTAACAGCCGGGCCTAATCCTAAATAAGGGGGTGATGATATGGCAACTCCGGAACCGCCGAAAAATTTGGCACCATACAACAAAGAGTTGCGCCGCATTGAACGCTTTATGCGCGCAGCCGAAAAGCGCGGGTTCACGTTTTTAACCGATATTCCGGAGAAAAAACCAACGCCAACAAAAAGAGACGTTGAGCGCCTGAAGAAGCTGACTCCGGAAAAACTGTATAGCCGCGCATACTACACGGATGATAGCGGCAAACAAGTCCCGGCGTCTCCGCAGCGTGGCGGAAAGTGGATGCCGACAAAATCCGGAGAGATTACAGTTGGTGGAAAAAAGCAGAATTATCAAGCTGCTATGCGTGAAGCGTATAAACGAATGTCACGTGCGGAAGCCCGACGTAAGGCGCAATCCGAGCGCGCAGCCGAACGCCGAGCATCCAAAGCAGCGCAGAAGGCAGTAGCGAAGCGGGAAGCAGAACAATCGCGTCAGGAAGCACGCGCAGCCGGTTATCAAAATATCATCGACAATCTAAAAGACCCACTAATAGCCTTTACACCGTCCTATCGTTGGGACGATGTCGCAAAGCAAACAGCCATTCAATACCACAATTTTTTCGAACGCGTTTTGAACGCGGCGGAATCAGAATTAGGTGCAGCGGAGTTAGCTAGAAGAATCCAAAACAATGGTGTAGAGCTTCAAGAGATCATCGACGAGATGCTCTACAAATATTATCATACGGCTGAAGAAGCCCGGTTTAATCTGAATCGTTTTGTGCGGATCATTATGGGCAAAGACGCAAATCTTGCGGATTACTCACCGGGTAAAGGCGAAACACTTGCGGAAGAAGCCGAGTATTACACGGCTGCTGACGGCTCAAGTTTTAGCAATGAGTACGCCGTGCGAGGTATGTCTAGTGGATACTATGACGCGGAGCGCGGGGCACCGGTTGACACAACGCTTGAGATCACGACAGGCGCCAGCGATATGATAAGGGTGCAAGGTGGCGTCATTAGCATGGATGACTTTTTAAGGGGCGGTGGTGTGATGCCGTTTGAAAAGCCGGGCTAAGACCTTTTTGGTCGGGGACTTTGAGACAACCGTCTATGAGGGGCAAAAAGATACCGCCGTTTGGGCGGCTGCCATTGTCCCTTTGTTTACAGAGTCGGTTGACATCTATCACAGCATTGCGGACTGCTGGGCAGGTTTGCGTAAGATAGCAGGGGATATCGTCTGCTATTTTCATAACTTAAAGTTTGATGGTGCTTTTTGGCTAGACTTCCTATTGATTCAAGCCGGGTACAAGCAAGCAGTTGATGATGTAGACGATGTGAAGCAAGTACGTTTTCAGAGACAAAAAGACATGGAAAACGGAACAATTCGATATAGCATTTCTGACATGGGCGCATGGTATACGATTTGTGTTAAAATCGATGGCAGATTTATAGAATTTCGGGACAGTCTAAAGCTCCTCCCCTTCTCTGTCAAAGAGATCGGCAAGAGTTTCGGAACGGCCCACCAAAAATTAGACATGGAGTATGAGGGCTTCCGTTACCCCGGTTGCGAGATCACACCGGAAGAACGTGAATATATCGCAAATGACGTGTTAGTTGTAAAGGAAGCACTTGAAATCATGGTTGCTGATGGGCACTTGAAACTCACGATTGGAAGCTGCTGTCTGTCTGAATATCAAAAAATAGTCGGCTATCCCTTTTATAAAAAGTGGTTCCCCGACTTGACTGTAGAGACGCTTCCAGAAGTATACGGCGCTAAGACGATGGATGCTTATATCCGCAAAGCATACCGAGGCGGCTGGTGCTATGTCGTACCGGAAAAACGTAATATCGTTTATCATAACGGCACGACGGCAGACGTAAATTCATTGTACCCATCCATGATGCATAGCATGAGCGGAAACAAATACCCTATAGGCATGCCGACCTTTTGGCGGGGGGATCTCATACCACCAGAAGCAAAAGCAAGCTACAGTTTCTTTTATGTGAGAATCCGCACGCGATTTCGGATAAAGCCTGATAAGCTGCCGTTTGTTCAGATTAAAGGCAATTTCTGGTATCGTGGCACAGAATCCCTAAAAACATCAGACGTCTACGACCGCAGAACAGGTGAATTGTGCGAATGGATAACAACTCCCGATGGGGAACGACGGAAAGCTATAGTAGAGCTGACGCTTACAGAGATGGATTTCCGGCTGCTGCAAGAGCATTACGAGTTAACGGATTTTGAGATTCTTGACGGCTGCTATTTTACCGCGGCAAAGGGCTTGTTTGACGACTACATTGACAAGTACGCCAAAATCAAAAAAGAATCAAAAGGCGCGAAACGTACCCTAGCTAAATTGTATCTTAATAACCTGTATGGCAAGTTAGCAGCTGGAGACGATAGCAGTTTCAAGGTCGCATACCAAAAACCGGATCGCAGTATCGGGTATACCATCGTAGAGGCCCACGACAAAAAGCCGGGGTATATTCCCGTAGGCGCAGCTATTACAAGTTATGCCCGCTGTTTCACAATTCGGGCGGCGCAGGCCAACTATTACGGACCAGACGAGCCGGGTTTTATCTATGCGGATACCGACAGTTGTCACATGGATATCCCGCGCGACGCCGTTCGCGGCATGAAAATCCACGACCGTGATTTTTGTTGCTGGAAGCTGGAAAGTGGATGGGATATGGGGCTATTTGTCCGGCAGAAAACGTACATAGAGCACGTCACGTCCGAGGATGGGGAAGTCATTGACGAACCGTTTTACGATGTGAAGTGCGCGGGCATGCCGAAACATTGCAAAGAGCTGTTTTTGAAATCCGTTGAGGGATGGAAGCCAACGGAAGATGACCCCGAAAGTGAGTACCGGCCTGAAGAGCTTGCCTTCTTGCGTGAGAAACGAGAGATCACGGATTTTAAACTAGGCTTAACCGTTCCCGGCAAGCTGCTCCCTCGAACGATTCCCGGCGGGGTGCTGTTGTGTGCGACAACATATGAAATGAGGTGATAACAATGACAGACATGGAGGCTAAGCGTCTAGCCGTTGCGATTATTCAGATGGGCGTGCAAGACTATGTGCGCTGCAGTAAAGAGCTGAAACCTCGAAGTAAAGAACGTGGCAACAAGTCTATGTATGCCCGTTCGCAGAAGCGCACGGAGGTAGCACGCTTTTTTAAGTCAGAATGGTATTACTTTTTATGTGAATGCCTAGGGCTTGACGATGAAACCGTTAAAAAATGCATTTTGCGGGAACAGATGGAGGTGAAGCACCGTGCGAATGCAGTTTAAGTTAACAGTCGTATGCAAAGACGGAAGTGAAGTGGAGCATCAGTTTCCATTTTGGTATGACTTGCTGAACTATGTAACAAGTATGACCACTTTGGAAATGAAAAGCTACAAAGAAATCAGAGCTGAATATATTAAGGGGGTATAACAATGAAGGTGAAAATTGTAAAGATCAAGGGCGCGAAAAACGTGGAGGAAATCAGAGCAGAGAAAATGGAAATGCTGAAGCGCAACGTGCTTGAAAGCTGCACTAGAACGATCGCAGAAGCAGATGCAATTGCCTATGCTGTCAGCTGTGATGACAACCTCGTTCTGGAGCTGATTGCGAGAACATTGCTCAACTATGCGAAAAGGAGCCGGGAGGATGAATAAAACGGAGTTATACCAGAGGCTGGAAGAACTACGAAAAGTAATCAATGGAGCAAACACGCTGGTATTCAGTGGGGACACGTTTCAAGCAGCCGCGTGGACGACTAATAGCCTGCAGATCATCCGCGGAATCCTGAAGGATTTGTCAAACGAATAAAATAAGGCTCCCACTTATGTGGGAGCCGTATCAAAATCGGAGAGTTACACAAAGGGATTCACGATATCCGTAACTGTCCCGGCGGCGTAATTTCAGCCGTGTGATCCGGGCAGAGCAGAGCGTATAGTCTCCGGTGATACCTATTTAATAAGCAAGCGCCTTGAGGACGGCTTCCTTGCAAGATAAATTCTTGAAACGGAAGGCGCCTAGCTCAAAGAAATATCGGAACTGACTAAGCATTGCGTCAGAACGTCTGAGCATCACGTAATTGACTTCATGATCCTCCGTGGTTACCGTGATGCGGACAGGGTAATAATCATCTGCTTTATCATCACAGTACATAAAGCCTAGATGTGGATACTCCCGGATCGCGTAATTCTTCCCGCAATACCGGAGCGTTGCGATATACCTGTTAACGCCCTCCGGTCTGCCGATAAATGCGACGTTGTCGTTCAGATAAACGCCCTGACCGGCATATGCAACATAATCGTTCTTTGCAAACGCTCGGTTGAATGCGCTCCCCTTTTGGGCTTCCGCAGCAGAATCGACATAGCCCTGCTCCAAAATAAAGCCGTCGCCCTTCAGGAAACGCGTTTCCTTTCGGAGGCGTTCGGAGATGCCTAATTCGATATAATACGGATTGAGCAAGCTGACAGGATTCGCGCACATGTAAACCGGGACATATCGAACTTGTTCGCCTTGACCACGCGCGACAGATGTATGAATTGAAATAAATTTTTTCACTTCATTCGAGACATATGTATTTGTTTCACTCTGGAACTCATCCATGAACATAGCTCCAGTATCAGAAAACAGATGCGCGTATTTCTTCACGGCTTCAGCCTGATTGATCGATACGGCGTAACCGCATTCGACGTCGCTCAAAAACAGCTTTTGAAATACGCCCATGGGCTTTGACGTCATGTTGTCTGTTGGGAACCAAATATTTCTGATATCCTTAAAAAATTTATCCGCGCAATCGTCCAGTTCGTATTTATACCTGTATATGAGCATAAATTTTTCCCGCGTCTTTTTGAAGCGGCGCACAAGCATGCCAGAAAAATAGCAGGTTTTACCGCCGGTTCGGTTCGTCGTGCACATATAGATTTCAGGGCGTTTGCCGTTGATATCCCGCATAGATAGCAGCTTTGTCCCGTCGTAGTACGCCATACAAATACACCTCTATTACAATTATAACACATGTTTGTGTTTTTGTCAATTGACAAAAGGAACAGGTGTGATATAATAATAGTAGGATTCCATTAAAGGAGGTGAAAGGCTATTAACGTTCAGACCGTTCTTAACATTATCACGCAGGTCGGATTTCCTATTTGTGTATCCCTTATGTGCTTTTGGTATATTAAGGTGATTCAGGAGAAGCACAAGGATGAAATTTCCGAACTCGCCAAAGCAATCCAGAACAACACTCTGGTGATGCAGCAGATCGTTGATAAGCTGAACTATGGCTAAGAAGATTTTTCTCAGCCCGTCCGATCAGTTTGAAAACACCTATGCTGGAGGCACCACGAACGAAGGAGAACAGATGGGAATGCTTGCGGAAAAGCTGGCTCCGATCCTTCAGCGGTGTGGCTTTGAAGTAAAGATCGTGCACCGGAGCACCTTGGCAAACAAGTGTAATCAATCTGACGCATGGGGGGCAGACCTGCACCTGCCGCTGCACAGCAATGCTTTTAACGGCACTGTATCCGGCACTCGGGTTATGTGCATGCGAACCGTTGAAGGCCAGCTCGGCTATGAGTACAGCAAGAAGATTTTCAAACAGCTCGACGCCGTTACTCCCGGCACTAGCTCCAATATTTCCGCGCAGCCGCAGCTCTACGAAATCCACGCGCCGCAGGCTCCTACGGTTTATGTCGAGGTCGATTTCCATGATGTGCCTATGGTCGCAAATTGGATCATCCACAATCTCGACGTAATTGCGGACGCCATTGCAAGAGGCGTGTGCGACTGTTTTGGTGTGCAGTACAAAGAGGCTGATCCCGTCGGTGATCCAGCGATCTACCGCGTGCAGGTCGGAGCATTCAAAAATCGCGAATATGCGGAGGTGATGAAAGCAAAGCTGATCGCGGCAGGTTATCCGGCGTTCGTTGTGAAATCGAACCCGTAAAAGAAAGGTGGTGAAAAGGCTTGGCATGGCATGCGAAAGCCACGGGGGCTTATTCCCGCACAAGCACTGAAGGGCTGGAAAACGCCACAGAGATGGCGAACATTATGGCGGCGGCTGGTTGGTCTATCGGGGCTATCGCTGCTATGCTTGGAAACGGCGCAGGTGAATCGGGGTTGAACCCTTGGCGTTGGGAGGGTGATAATATCCCGACGGTAGCACAGTTCTCTGAGTGGGCAACGTCGGATAAACATGGCTACGGCATTCCCGGATTTACCCCACCAAATACCTACATTAACAGCACCAACTCAACCAAATACGCAGCGGACGGATATAAGCCTAATTTCGCAGATCGTCCCGGCAGTCCACTGGACGGCGCCGCTCAGACGGCCTATATGCGGGACACGATTCCGCAGAATTGGTCACACGGGCTTTTCGACTATTACAATGATAATTTCACTGAAATAGGGGTTGATATCCGCAATTTCTACTTTATCACATTCGAACAGTTCAAACTGGGCTATGTGGGTGGTAGCCAAATTACGCTTGATAACCTTACAGGCGCATTTGAGTTGTGCTACGAAAAACCCGCTGACTGGGCCGCCGCGAGTTCATATCGGTACCGCTGCGACAACGCCGCTTACTGGTACGAATATTTCACGGGGCATCCTCCCACGCCTACACCGACGACCCGGAAACTGAAAATCTGGATGCCCATGAATGCTTGGACATGAGGAGGTAACACTGTGGCAATCAAAACAAAGCAGGAAGTTCTTGACGGCTTGAAGAAATTCATTCCGAATGATGATACTTCCGACGATACGCTTGCATTTCTTCAAGATGTCTCCGACACTCTTGATGCAGGCGCCGAAAATGTTGACTACAAGCAGCTGCTTGCAGACAACGATAAGAAATGGAGACAGAAATACAGAGACGCCTTTTACAATCCGCCTGATAAGCCCGACCCGGAACAGGAACCTGACTCGAAGCCGAAGCCCCGGTCGTATGCGGACTTGTTCAAGACTGAATAATTTTATGAAAGGAATGATTTAATGCCTAGAAAAATCGCAGTGTCTACCCTGAACGCTTCCACGGTTGATATCCTGAATACCATTCGTGCGAATGCGTCCGCTCAGTATCAGGATCAGGTGCCTGAAGTCGCAACCAACTATGACGTCCGACAGGTCGGTGACGTCTTCTTCGGATACCCGAATCTTGCCAACGAATTCCTGAGCGCCCTTGTCAATCAGATCGCCCTCGTCCGAATCCGGTCCGCCACGTTCAACAACCCGTACAGGATGTTCAAGAAGGGCTTCCTGAAAACTGGTGAGACGGTCGAGGAAGTGTTCGTGCAGATCGCGAAAGCGCGCGACTTCTCGCCTGAGAAGGCGGCTTCCCGCGAACTCAAGCGCACGATCCCGGACGTCCGGTCCGCATTCCATCTGATCAATTGGAAAGTGCAGTATCCCGTCACCGTCCAGCGGGAAGACCTCCGGCAGGCGTTCACCTCGATTTCCGGCGTTGAGGACCTGATTTCCAGAATCATCGACAGCGTTATCCGTGCCGCCGAATATGATGATTTCCTGCTCGTCAAGTACCTGCTCATCAAGGCCGTTTCGCATGGCAAGATGAAGCCCGTCGCGTTCGACGCGGCTGATTCTAAGAACGCAGCAACCGCATTCCGTGGCACGTCCAATATGCTGACGTTCATGAAAAACGACTACAATGCGGCTGGCGTGACTACGGTCACTCCCCGTGAAGATCAGTACATTTTCATGGATGCGCAGTATAATGCGAAGTTCGACGTCGAAGTTCTTGCGGCGGCGTTCCACATGGAAAAGGCTGATTTCCTCGGTCGTCTCGTTCTGATCGACGATTTCACCACGTTCGACAACGACCGCTTTGCTGATATCCGCGCGGCTGGTACCAACATCGAGGAAGTTACCGCGGACGAACTCGGCCTGATGGCTGACGTTAAGGCGATTCTCGTCGATCAGGAATGGTTCCAGATTTACGACACGCTGAATGAGATGTCTGAGGCTTACGTTGGCAGCGGCCTGTACAACAACTATTTCTACAATCGTTGGGAGATGGTGTCGAGCTCCCCGTTCAGTAACGCGGTCGTGTTCGTTGCCGACAGCGCGACGATTTCCGCGCCTGCGGATGTTGTGCTGACGGTTACCGGATACTCGCAGGATAAGGCTGGTAACAAGGTGTACACGCTGACTGGCGCCGACCCGGCAAGCCTGCGGGCGTCCAACTTCCGGCTGGTGCAGACGGAGCAGATGACCAAGGCGCTGGTTGCCGTGCATCCTTACGGCGCGATTATCCTGACGAAGTCCGCGCAGACTGCAAGCTATAAGTATGACGTGGTCGCCACGATGGCAGGCGCAACTTACAAGCTGGTCAACGGCCTTGACGACAAGGTCGTGCTCGGCAGCACGCTGACGCTCGTCAAGCAGTAAACGGAGGGGCATTGCCCCTCCACCATTTTAAAAGGTGGTGATAAAATGGCTGAATATGTTGTGCCGAATACCACGATTTACATTATCAAGGATTGCCCGTGTGAGCCGGACTACAAGAATACGATGTATTTCGGGAGCAAGGCGGATCAGTTCACAACGTTCAGCAAGTGGATCAAGTACACGCTCAATGCACAGAGTTATCAGAGATACGGCGCAGGAAGAATTCAGGTTGAATTGCCGGTCGAGAATCTATACGATTGCAATTACCTGATTTTCCAAAATACGAACTTCAAGGATTCTGCGGGGAACGTAAAGAAATTCTATGCGTTCATCACGGACGTGGAATATGTGAACAACAACACGTCCACGATTACCTATGAAATCGATGTCATTCAGACGTGGTTGGGTGATTACGAAATCCGGGATGTTTTTGTAGAACGTGAGCATCCGCTGACTGATAAAATCGGCGAGAACCTAGTTCCGGAGCCTGTTAGCTTTGATGAATACACGATCAGCTATTATGACGAAGTCAGCTACACATTCAGCGGTGCAACAGTCCCAACAAAGTTATCTAGTTTGTGGATGATGGCGTGGTGGGCTGATGGTACAAGCCCGCACGTTGTCAGTGGCTTGCCTACAATGCTGTGGGCTTATGCTCAGCCGTTCACAGAACAAGGCTTGAATACCTTCCGTTCGTATTTATCCGGTGCAGGTGTGGATGCCAATTCAATTGTGGCATTTGGGCTTGTGCCCGAACTATTCGCACAAATTGGAGCAGTTGTACCCGACACATTATCTACAGTTAAAAACTACCGCTTGCAATTCTTACGGCATTACAATGAAGCGTTTGAATCTGCAACGGCTGGTGTGCGGAAAAGTTACACGCCACAGTGCAAGAAGTTATACACAAACCCGTATTGGGGTTTGTGGGTGACGAACAACACCGGAAATACAAAGGTTTATCCGATGGAGCTTTTCACGCCGGGCGTTTCCTCGAATGATTTGTATTTCCAGCTGATCGGGGACTACTCGCCTAATCCGACGGTTATGCTTGTCCCCGAAAATTTCAAAACGGTACAAGGTAGAAATTTCGCGGAAAGTATGACGTTATCCGGATACCCGCAATGCGGTACGACTAGCGACACATACAAGGCATGGTTAGCACAGCAGGGCGGCGCTAACGCTGTACAGTTCATTGGTGGTGCACTCATGGCGTTAATGTCTGCTGTTAGTCAGAATTATGCCGGTGCAGTCGCGGGTGCAACACAGGCCGTCGGAGCTGCCGCTCGTCGATGGGATGCCTCTACAATGGCAGATTCCGGGACGCCGGGTGGAAATAACAACTTGTTAGCTGCTGCACATTTAATGACTTTCCATTATGGAATCCGCCATTTAACGGCAGAGGCGGCAGAACGTGTTGATATGTATTTCCGCAAATACGGTTATGCCACGAACACCGTGAAAAAGCCGAATATTGGGACAAGGCCATTCTACAACTACGTTAAAACAAACGGTTGTTCTATTGATGGTTCTATCCCGGCAAGCGCAGAAAAGCGGATTTGTGAAGTGTATGACCGGGGGATTACATTCTGGAAAACTACCGATCATTTCGGAGATTATTCCGTCGACAACTCTCCCGGCGCAACGAATCCCGAGCATAACGAGGTGGTGAGTTAATGGGTGATAGCTTCAAAAAGTGGTTGGCCGCTGATGCATTTAATCAGCTGACCTACAATTTTTATTACGACCGGCTGCTAGAAATGTCGTTGGCGCGTTACGAATGGCTCAATCTCCCGGATAGCGTAGACGCTCGGTTCCTTGAGTTGACGTTATTCAAAAATGGCCGTGCGCTTTTCTTCGAAGATGATGTTCTCGGCATGCTTGCGCTCCCGGTTATCATCAACGGGCCGTTCAACGTGTACAAGATTCCGATACGGCGCAGGGCGTTTACACCCGGTGTTAGCTCCGTGAACGAAACGGATAAATCAACCGCGGCAACGTATCAGGCAGAACGAACAAATAAGGATTCCGTTATCTGCTATAATAACATGCTGCACAGTCCATCCCTTAATATGTGCAGGATGTTCGCTAGGCGGCTTGCGGATATCGACAGGACGATTGACGTTAACATTTCCGCACAGAAAACGCCGGTGCTGATCGAATCCGATTCCAATACGCTGCTTTCCCTGAAGAACGCCTATAAGCAGTATGAAGGAAACTTCCCGGTAATATTTGGCAAAAAGGGAATCGCTGATAATGTTAAAGTGCTGATGACTGGTGCGCCGCTAGTAGCACCCGCTCTGCAGCAACTGAAGCAGACTATTTGGAACGATGCCCTCGAATCGCTTGGCATTGCGAATCACGGCGCGGATAAGAAGGAACGCGTAAACACGCTGGAGATTCAGGCAAATCAGGGCGGCACGATTGCAAGCAGATACTCCGGCTTGATTGCTAGAGAGCAGGCATGCGACGCGGTTAACCGAATGTTCGGAACAAGTATTTCCGTTCGTTATCGTGAGGAAGTGACGCCGGAATCCTTTATGGGTGAGCCGGACGGAGGTGGGGAAGATGAGTAAATACACAACGCAGCTGCGCTATATCTGCGAGGTCGAAGCTGGCTATAAAGAATCACAGCCGTATAGCAAGGTTAACGAAATCGTTAAGGCGGCTGCACCGAAAATCTTCAACTCCGAAGACTGGCCTATCTTTGATGAGAATTACCGGCTTGCCCTTGAAATCAAGATTCTCAAAGCCTACTACACGGAAGAAATTGGACTGGAAACCGTGGGGCTTTGGAAACTCCGGCTGAATCAGAAGTTGGCGGAGATCATGCCGTACTACAATCAGATGTACAAGTCGGAGTTGTTGGAGTTTAATCCGCTATATGACGTTGATCTCACAAGAACGAAGATCGGCAAGGGAACGAAGCAGACGCAGACTGAAAGTCAGGGCGTAACGGCCTCGACGTCTGATTCCTCGACAACGTCCGAATCCTCTAACACGAACACGGAGAGCGAAGTCAACAAGTACAGCGATACCCCGCAGGGCGGTTTGACTGGCCTAGAGAATGACCGCTATCTGACGGATGCTAGAATGGTATCCAACAATGGTTCCGGAAAGGCAACCGGCAGTGGCACTAGCAAGGCAACAGGAAGCAATCAGAATGTTAACACGGCTAACGAAAACGCAGAGAGCACGGATGAATATCTCGAACATGTTTCCGGCGTGAATGGTGGCGCGTCCATTGCGGAGCGCCTGAAAGAATACCGAAGCACATTCGTCAACATTGACCTGCAGATCATCGAAGAACTCGAAGCCCTGTTTATGAAAGTGTGGTGATACATTGAACAGTACGTTTAGAGTTGTGCTTGTCAAAAAGAGCGGTTTTGAAGTCATCAGCTTTGACGATTGCATCAGCGTTACCGCGGTTCCCATTGCGGCCACGGGCGGCAAGGCGTGGCAAATCAAGCTTGCATCCGACACGGAAAGCCCTGATATTCGCGGTTACGCAATGTCACAGTGGTGCATTGCAATTATGTAAGGAGGTATTTTATGAGCGACATTCCTAATAAGCTGAGATTGTGTTGCCTGCCGGTTCTTCCGACTATCTTCTCCGACGAGCTTAGTTACCTTGATGTACTAGGCAAGATGCGGGATTCTATCAATCAGATGATTGATGCACTCAAGCAGCAGGACGAGGACATTGCCAACATTCAGAAGCAGGTCGACAAGGTTGATCCCAGCAAGTATATTCAGACAAGCGGTGGTACGCTTACGGGGCCGTTGTTCTTCATCGACAACGCCCACGTTCTAAAGAATGAAGACGGCACGATTACCCTGTCCGGAACGGGCCTGATGAATATCCACGGCGGTGGGGACGTGACGATTGATACTCCGGAGAGTATCGCGATAAGGGCAGACAAACACGTTGACATCACGGGAAGCGGCGGCGTCGAAATCTTGGCCAGCGAAAACGGAGCTGTGAATATCGAGGGTGGCTCCGTTGCGATTACCGGAGATATCAATATCCACGGCCCAACTACGTTCGATAATTCGGATGTTGATATGCTCAACGCAAGAACCAAAGTGGCGGAACCCGTGGAGGACGCGAACCCTGCTACAAAGAAGTATGTGGACGCGCACGAAGGTGTGACGTGCGGTTATATCACGGTCGCTGTTGATGATACCAAAAATACGGTGAATGTTCATAGCGAGAGCCTTATTCCAAAGGGTGTGCTTGGAGGATACTACGTCGACAACGCCGGGAATCTTTGGCATGCGACACAGGTCGTTACTGATGGGTTTACGCTGGAGAATCAGAACATTAATGTTCTTGCGAACGCGGAATTCGTTAGAACCACCGGAAACACTAGCGTGAAAAACATCAACGTGAACGACACTGGAAGTTCGACATATCAGGCAACTACGAACGTCCTGGTGCACGGAGGGACGGACGTTGACATTACCGCGGGAAAGGGAACGGTCGGCATTGAGGGGCCGATTGTTGATATCCATGCGGCGAAGCACATGAATATCGTTACTGGATCTAACGGCGATATCATTATTGGTGTCAACGGGCATACAATGCTGCTATCAGGCAGTAACATTTCACTATCATCCGCTCAGACTGGTGATGCCGGCATAGCACGTTTGATTGACGTCGCATATAACGCTAAGGCTCAGTTCGGGAATTTTACAATCGCTGCACAGAACTCCATCGATTATCGCGTTTTCATGATTGCAACCTCGTCAGATGCGCCAGTTGCAAACGTAACTGCCCCCGTGTTCATGGTCTTTTCGGAGGCAAGTCGCGGTGTACGAGACGGTATTGCCGTTGATTCCGCAGGCGTTATTTACAAAGTAATTCACAATTACAACCGCCAGTCTTTCGAAATGACCAAACAAACGCCGAATGCCGGTGGTGCAGCAATGAAGCAGTTCGATACTACCAACGGAGTGCCTATGATTCCTATTGCCGATATCCCGTCTTCCGGAGGCGCAATCTTCAATGTGTCGTTCCTGGTAGGGAACAAGGGCACAGATGTTTCGATGACGTATAACGGCTCTATCACCACATACAATGGTGAGGTAGTGGATGTAAGAATCCTGGAAATCGGCTGGTTGTCTTCCGCAGATCCGGTGGAATGCCATTGGGTGGATGCCGGTCAAGTAACAAAAACAACTGACGGAATTACGTTCAATTACAGCGCTACTGGAGCAGGCTTTACAGGCTGGTACGCAAAATTACCTTGACAGCTTCGGTTCATTGTGATATAATGACAATGTAACCAACCGCACAGTTCCTCCTTTTCGATATAGCGGCCTGGTGTTGTGGGGTGCGCCAGGCCGCACCAATAAACTTAACGTTACTAGTGCGCGTTAATTGACTAGTGCGTTTTAAGACAGCATTTTCCGGTACAACATTTGTATAGCGCAGTGCAAATGTTGTACGGAAAATCCCCTATACCAAA